TGGATAATATTCAAAAGTATAATACAGAAGTGAATACTCAAACCAAAAACGAAAAGCAAAAGGAAAATTGGATGACGAGCGAAGAAATACAAACCATTTATGATAAATTGGAGACAAATGTAAAACCCCTATTTAAAAAGAAAGATTTAAATACCAAGGAATTACTTCAGATACAGAATTTTGTTATTTTGTCTTTATTCACGCTTATTCCACCTCGTCGCATCATGGACTATATTGAAATGAAAATTAATAATATTGATACGAATAAAGACAATTTTATCAAAGGTAACAATTTAGTATTTAATACATACAAGACTTCAAAACAAAAGGGCCAGCAAAAAATACAAATTCCCAAAGAACTCAAAAGTATTTTAACCAGATATATTAAACTAATTAATGATAAAAGCGACTACCTATTATTTAACAACAAATTTCAACAACTCTCGACACCAAATATGACTTTAAAACTGAATAAGATTTTTGGTAAAAAAGTTTCTGTAAATATGTTGCGTCATATTTATTTGTCAGAGAAGCATGCTGACAATTTAAAAGAGATGAAGCAGGATTTTGAATCCATGGGTAGTAGCCTAAAACAAAGTGCGGTGTATATCAAGAATGAATAAAAGTAACACCATAACAAATAACAATAAATATATATCAATAAAACATATATATATTTATTCAACAGTAGTGTGTTGGTGATCATCGGTATTTATCAACCAATCAATTTAAATATCTTCAACAGGTTCTGTTATACCCATGAAAGGACGAGGATAATCCCTTTTTAATGGCACAGCTTGTGTAATCATACTGCTTCTAATATCACTTTTATTTTCCGTGTCAATAATAGGCAAATCAACAATACCAAAATTGTCCTCTAATGCTTTACTCAACCACGATAAAGCATCAATATAATTTCCCTTAAAAGTAGAAAATAAATTTTCAATAGCACTGACATAAGTTTTACTTTCCAATCCAGTTTTTTTGTCTAATATTTGACGAAATTTTTTAAGAGGAGCTTGGCCTTTGATATTATTTTTAATAAAATCTTTTACTTGGTTCAAATTAGGTAATGAACTTTTTTGTTCTTTTTTCAAAATACTCATTGTAAGCATGCTATGAGCTCCTTTTAAAGTATTCGGTGTTGCTTTAGTGTAATTTTCTTCAAATACTTTTTGGAATATAGGAAACCTTTCAAGCAAACGTTCTTTTAGTGTATTATCTAAACTTTGAATAAATTGCTTTGCTGTATAAACAGTAGCTCCTAATTCGCTCACCAATAAACGCTGTAAATTTGCATCCACGTTTTGTTTATTGAGGAATGATTCAAGTTCGTTCGGTTCGGTATAATTTTCTAAATTAAGAGACACACCAGTATCTATCAAATGGTTATAATCTCGTTCAAATCTCTTACGTACATTGATTTTCTGTTGTAATTCCTTCATACGTGCCCTTTTTATCAATTCAAATTCTGTCAAATCTTTAGCAACAATCATTTATGTATATAATCAACATTTTATTTTCTTAAAAATATATTAGTATTATATATAAATAATGACAAGCACAATTGTTTTAAAATCAAGCAATATCACAGACCCCACTACGAATGCTGTATTTAAATATGACTTCCCTAACAGTGTTCAATTAATTGACCATGAAGTTGCTCTCATTTCAGCTTCAATGTATTATTCATGGAATAACATAAGTTCTTTTTTAGAAAATAGAACGTTTCAATATCAATACGTTAATGGTTCAGATGTTTTACAAACTGTAACAGTGACATTAGATGAAGGGTTGTATGAAATTAGTGACATAAATAAAGCACTGCAATTTAGTATGATTAATGAAGGATTATATCTAACAAATAACGAAACGGACGAAAACGTTTATTATTTAGAATTCGTTATTAATACCGTAAGAAATAGTGTTGATATTAACACTTATGCTGTGCCAACCAGTTTGCCTGCTAAATTTACTGCACCATCTAACTGGGTAGGCTATCCATCAACCACTTATAATCCAAACCTAATCATTCCTTCAACATCAAAATTCAATGATATTATAGGTTATGCTTCAGGGTTTTCAACAGGGTTAAACACAGGTAATAACACAACCTTATCTTTTAGCAGTTCTGTTTCGCCGAACGTACAGCCCAACTCCAATTTACTTGTTGATGTAGGAGCATTCACGGATAACCGCTTCTCAAACCCTGCTGGTGTTATAGCATCTATCGTGCCTTCAGTGTCGGTTGGTGCACTGATAAACATTCAGCCATCAGAATATGTATATAGTCCAATTAAAAATGGTATTTACTCGTCTATTACCGTAAGGCTTCTCAATGCTTTTACGCTACAACCTCAACAAATAGAAGACCCATCCATTGTGATAATATTAGGAATTCGTAAGAAATATTCGTTTGAAATGCCTGATAAATATTAAGGATTGTTCTTTAGGTAGTTTTGGTGTTTCTTGGTTTTAAAATGCCCTGATTTATATTCGTATGTGTATTTTCCACCACAAGGACATTCAAATTTTTCTTTAATTTTGTCTTTATTTTCCAGTTTCCATTGTTTAATTTTGTCTTTAATTTTGTCTTTATTTTCCAGTCTATATTGTTTTTGATATTCTACTATTTCGTCTTTATGTTCAGTATAATATTGTCTGTGACTTTCTGCTAATTCGTCTTTATGTTCCAGATAATATTGTTTATTTTTGTCTTTATTTTCCAGTCTATATTCACGTAGGTATTCTTGTTTTTCTTCGGGTGAAACATAAGCCCTCTTCATATTTAGGTTGCTCTTCATTTCACGCATCACTTTGTCTTCTTCGGTTCGTGCCTCATTAAAATTTTGACACGGAAAATGTTTGATAATTACCATATTAAACATATCCCAACCGCCATTGTCACGAATTGTTTGATAAAGCTTGTAATTGTATTCATAACAATTAGCATTATTACACCCCCCTTTATGAGACGATTTCCGTTGTGTAAAGTTAGTAGTAGAACCAACATAAAGTAAGTCGTCAATTTCCTTGTGCTGTATCTTGTAGATGACAGTCTTGCTAAAATCAATACTTTGTTTAGGCATTGTTATAAGATATGATATGATAATATGTGATAAATATTTAAATCAATTTTATAAATATTCTTTAGCATGTTTAGTAAAAAAATATATTACTAATATATATAATGTTTCATACCATCAACCCATCTATATTAAGGCAAATTAATGAACTTCAAAAAGCACCAGAAAAAGACAAACAACTAATAAAGGCAGAAAAAAAAGTCATCGGAAAAGGTTTTGATGACCTTGTTGATAAATTGAAGGATATGAAAGTCAAAAACCCAAGAAAAAATATCAAAATCACGATGTGATTTTATTTAGCAATTTTGTAGAAATTTTATTTAGCAATTTTCATATTTTTTTATCTAATACTAATATATAAATATGAAAGACTTAGTGACTTACTCAAAAAGCGTTGAAGAAAAATCAAGTGATTCGGTTTTTTTGAATCAATCTTGGTTGCAGGTGTTAGACAGTAATAACGGCTCGTATTCGTCGTCTCAGGCGACTTTGGAGACAACCTCACTTGCGTCCAGTGACCGGTTTATGGATTATCGCGAAGCTTATCTCTCCATTCCGCTTCTTCTTACTTTAGGAAATAACACCAATGTAAATAGTGCTGGCCTTGCTGACGCTACTAACGTATCTAAAATCATGGGACTTAAGAATTCTTATACTTCCCTTATACATTCTATGAGTGTTGACCTCAACGGTACGAATATAATCCAGTCTACCCCGTTTTCTGACCTCTATAATGCTTTTAAATTGATGACCTCTTTTTCATGGGGTGATGTTATCTCTCAAGGTCCATCAATTGGTTTTTACCCAGATGACGTCATGGCAGCGACTGCTTACACAGCTGACAATGTAGGTGGTGCGGCTGGTATGGTTGTCAATAACAACGATAAACTTACTATGGATTTATCTTCTGCAGTTGTAGGCAAAATTGGTAATAATGGCTTTGCTGAACGCCTTCGTTACATTAACTACGATGCTGATGCCAAGATTGGAGGCGATTCGCTTGAGGTTTCGCAATCCGCTTTCCTTACCAAGGCGGCTGCTGACCAACTATACAAGTCCCAAGTCATTACCAAGCACGCAGGTGGAGCATCTGCTTCTCCAGTCGTTCAAACTCAGGTTATGGCTATTGTAAAACTCAAACATTTGCACAATTACTTCCAAAATGTTCCCATGTCCAAGGGTTGCCAATACAGATTTATCTTTAACCTCAATCAATCTACTTCTCTCCTTACCACCAACGGCACGGCTGTGACTGGTGAATCCGTTGTAAAATCGTCTTACAATGGCGTCGTTCCCCTTATGTTGGCTTCGTGTGCTGGAAGCGGTGAAGCTATTAAGGCGGCTGCTGGTTCGGTAAGGGCTGATTTGAGTGTTGGTAATACTTGCCTTGATAATACACTTGCTGGATATGCTGGAACTACAACTGGAAATATTGGTCGCAGTATTCAGCTTCATGTCCCGTCATACGTTCTAAACCCAAGTCTCGAGGCGGCCTATATCAGTGCGGGTTCTAACCGCAAGGTCGTATATGATGATGTTTATTCTTTCACCATCCGTGGTGTAGACCCTAATCAAAATGTAAATCAACTTATCACTTCGGGCATCCGGGGTATTAAGAGTGTCCTTCTTGTTCCTATGTTGGCTTCTGATGCAAATGGTGGCATTAATGAATTCCAATCGGTTCAATCCAGTTGTGGTGGCGGTGATGTTGCGATGCTTCACGGGCTCACAAATTTCAACGTCCAGGTCGGGGGTGTGAGTCAGCTCCAAAATTCAGCTCGCTACGGTTACGAATTGTTCAATGAGCAATTTTACGGGGTCAATGCCGTCAATGCTGGTCAAAGTGACGGCCTAACTTCTGGACTAATCAATGAGCGTACATGGAATCAAAAGCATGGCTACGTGTACCTAACCTGCAACCGGGGAACTGAGCTTGAAAAGTCGTCACCTAAGTCTGTGCAAGTGCAATTTCAGAACGTTAGTGCTAAGAAGATGGACTATTATGTTTTTGTGACTTACCAAACAAGTATTTCATTGGATGTAGGCTTGGGCGTGTTGGCTATGTAAATCAAAACAACTCAAAAAAATCTATAAAAAAACCATAATCTAAATTTATTTTGTCTACAATAAAAGACAAAATAAAATTGAATATAAACTTAAAAACAAACTGATAACTTAAAATAGTCCAAAAATGCCTAAAGTGGATTATAGCAAATGTATAATTTACAAAATACAACACAGATGGAAAGACGAATTGTTGTATATTGGTTCAACAACCAACTTCGCAAAAAGAAAGGGTCAACATAAAAGTCAATGCTATAATACTAATAATAAAATATACAACGCAAAACTATACCAAAGCATTCGTGACAACGGCGGTTGGGAAGAATTCAATATGGTTGTCATAAAGGAATTTCCATGTGAAAACAGAAGACAAGCAGAAGCGGAAGAAGACCGATGTATCCGTGAAATGAAATCATATTTAAATATGCATAGGGCTTATGTTTCAGAAGAAGAAAAGCTGGAACTCGCTAAAAAATATCGTGAAATGAATAAAGAGAAAATCGCTGAGAAAAATCACAAATATTATGAATTGAATAAAGAAAATATTAACGATAAAAGGAAAGATAAACGAAAGGAATATTACGAACAAAATAAACAGGAAATATCCGAGAAAAAGAAGATGTATCGTGAAGCTAATAAACAAAAAATCAGCGAGAAAAAGAAGATGTATCGTGAAGCTAATAAACAAAAAATCAACGAGAAAAAGAAAAGGGATTATCAAAATAATAAAGAAAAAATCAACGAGAAAAATAGGATTTATCGTGAAGCGAATAAAGACAAGCTTTACGAAAAATTCAATTGTGCTTGTGGTGGAAAATATACACACGAAGCAAGAACAAAACACCTAAAAACAAATAAACACCAAACATTCATCAACCAACAAACAGAACAATAATATATTTATCTTGTCTTTATTTTAGACAAAATAAATCAAAAATTAATCTTTCATAGCAACTTCATAACCAAACCCAAATACCTTTTTAGTCTTTTTAGCAACAGATTTAGCACCTTTTTTTATGTCTTTAGCGGTGTCTTTCACTACATCTTTTGCATGTGATACAATTTTATCCGCCTCTCTTGCGAAGCTGGTAAGTGCCACCCCAAATTTACGTTTCCACGCGGGAATCTTCTTGACTAATTGACTTAAATCCTGTATAACAAAATCAACATTGAATGTTGCGTCAATTGCCTCTAATGATTGCTGGACGAAATATTGACAGTTCCACTTCAACGCAGAATAATATGTAAAACGACGACCCATCCGTTTCTTTCCTGCTTCAACTAATTCACCGATAGTAAGATTAGCAGGTAGATTAGACACAGGTCTCAATTCTATATCTTTTTGTTTTAGGAATGATTTAGATGCTTCTGTAAAATTAACATTTTGTTGTTTATCATAGACATAGTGTTTGTTGTCTGTTGTCTCAATAAACATACCAAGATGGAAGAGGCGATCATGGTCCTCGTTTTTCTTCAAAAACTTCTTAACGCTATCGTTTGTTAAGAGATTTAACATCTTCACAAGTTCGTCACCAAGAGGTAGTCTAAAGATAGTAATTTTTTTAATGACTTTGTCTCTGTTTTTCTCCATCAAACGTTCTATATCTGTGGGTAATTTTCCTAACCCACCAGAACCGCTCATTTTTCCGTGACAGGAACAGTCCATATTATCAATATCACGAAAACTAATCTTTGGCATAATATTATATATATATATAATATATTATTATTATGAAGAATTTTTATGAAACTAAGGAACTAAAAAAGTATCTCTCTAAATCCGATAATCCAAACGTGCATCTCCATCAAATTAATCGTTTACCATTTCGCATGGTGGTCAATGCGCCATCAGGCAGTGGTAAGTCCAATATGATAGTCAACCTTATTGAATTGTTCAGCAAGGGTGAAGGCACTTTTTCAAGTATAGAGATTTTTTGCCGCTGCAAGGACGAACCTCTATACCAATATTTAGCAGATAAAACCAAAGGTGGAATAAAGATATACGAAGACCTAAGTGAACTAAAAGATATAAATACTTACGACAAGACACTAAATCATCTAATAGTGTTTGACGACTTGGTGCTTACAAAAGACCAAAGTAAAATATCCGAATATTTCCTACGTGGAAGAAAGCATGGAGTGTCACTCATTTATTTGAGTCAAAGTTACTATCAGATACCAAAAATGATAAGGTTGAATTCTAACTACTTAGTTATATTGAAGTTAGGACAAAAAAGAAACTTAAATATGATAATGTCAGAACTCAGTTTAGGTGTCACTAAGGAACAGCTTCTTAAAATATACAGCTTCGCAACAAAGGAGAAATTCAATGTGCTGATGGTTGACTTGGATGAACCGAATATTAATCACAAGTTCAGACGAAACTTCTTGGAGATTATTGAAGATATTGAATAAAATATTTGTCTTTTATTTTTACTTCCAAGTCTTATAAAATATCATAATATCTCAAAATGTCTTATACTATTGTTAATTATACAGAGTGATATTTTTAAAGTTCGTTTAATCTGTCAATTTTAAATTAATTTGTCACTTTTTGTTAGTTATTTTGATGAAAAAGTTATTTAAAAGCTTTTAGTTATAAAATCGTGACCTA